GGGCGACCCCCACGGCGACCGCGCCTACGCCCAGCAGCTAGTCGCTCCCCTGACCTCCGGGGTGAACGGCCCGAACGGATTCCTCCAGCTCAGCAGCACCGGCAAGATCCCCAACGGCGTGCTGCCGGCGGGCGGCGGGCGGACGTCGACGTTCGACGTGGTGAAGGACTACATCCCGGGCAACATCGCGCTCAACGGGGCGACCGACGTCAGCAGCTATATCCAGCACGCGCTGAACGACTGCCAGACGGCGGGCGGCGGCGAGGTCTGGATCGGCGACGGCAGCTACGGCATCGGGTCGACGCTGTTCGTGCCGAACAACTGCTGGCTGCACCTGAGCCCGGGCGCGACCATGACGCGCGTGGTCAACCTCGGGTCCGGGCTGGCCCCGGTGTACATGCTGGCCAACTTCAGCGGGTCCGGCTCGGGCTCGGGCAACATCCTCATCGAGGGCGGCCAGTGGGTCTTCGACGGCCCGTCGGCGGCGGGCTCCCCGATGGCCTTCATCGGCGGCTCGCAGGTCATCGTCCGGGCCACCACCATCAGGACCCTCATCGGCAGCCCGGCCATCATAGCGGCCGGCATGTCGGGCTTCGACGTGCAGTGGGTACTGTTCAGCACCGCCACCCCGGGCGGCAGCCGCGCGACCTACACCTCGTCCCCGCCGGCCATCCGCATCGAGAACGCCACGTCGAGCGTGCTGCCCGGGCTGAACGCCGCGATCTACAGTGGCAGCCCCTGCACCATGGTGGCGGTCGGGAGCTGCGCGATATCCGGCGGCACGGCCTCGGACGGCACCGGCCTGTACTCCGCGTTCGGCGGCCTGGTCGGCACCAAGGCCCCGGTGTCCGGGTCCTACCACACGAACGTCAGCGTGATCGGCAACGCCGCCGTGGCGCTGCCCGCGAGCGCGGTCTACGCGGCCAACTGGCAGTCGATGACGGTGCTCGGCAACCAGTTCAACGTCAACAACGGCAGCACGGTCTCCACGACCTGGACCCCGGGCACCCCGCCCGCCGGGGCCAACCAGGATATCACCGACAACGGCGCGACCGACACCTGGCATGACATGCGTCCCTTGCAGAACAGCTTCGTCGGGACGGTCGCCGGCCAGTACCCCCCGCAGTACCGCATCCGCCCGGACGGCACCGCTGTTGAGATAATCGGGTCCGTGCAGCTCGGTCCCAGCTCGGGTAACCAGAACAGCCTGACGTTCTACACCCTGCCGCCAGCGTACCGGCCCGCTGCCAACGTCCAGCGCTGGGCGATCAACGGGATCGCGGACGGCGCAGCGACCCCCATCGTGCAGGTCACTCCTGACGGCAACATTCAGTTCCACTTCATGCCTGCCAGCGGCGTCGGCGGCACCATCGTCAGCATCGACGGCTGGTACCCGCTGGACTCTAGCGGATTGATCCAGTCGTAATGCCCTGGCTGAGGAACGAGGACGCGGCCCTGAAGAAGAAGATCCAGGGTCTTCAGGTCTACGACGGCAACGCCCCGGACGGCCGGGAGGTGCCGGTGCGGTACCGGCTGCCGCAGGACGAGCTGGCCGACCTGTCTTACCCGATCATCATCATCGAGCACGCCGGGCTGTACCCTGCACCGGAGCGCGAGCACCGGGGCTACATCCAGCTCCCGTACGCGCCCGAGGGATTCCAGCCGTGGTATTCCGGCCCGGGCAATGCCGACGTCAGCCTGAGCCCGTACTATGCTAACTTCCCGATGCCGTACAACTTCGACTACTCGATCACCTTGTACGCCCGGTTCATGAACACCCACGTGCAGCCCCTGGTGGCGACGCTGGCCACCGAGCGGTACCTCCCGGCGAAGTTCGGCTACCTTGAGGTCCCCCAGGACGGAACCGTGCGGTCGATGTTCCTCCAGGGCGGCCCGGAATTCGGCTACGGCACGGACGAGGACGGCAAGCGCATGATCAAGGTGACATACCTGATCAGGGTATTCGCCGAGCTTGTCGGCGACGTTCAAAGTATGCAGTCGTTCGGAGGTACACTGGTTCCAGTGACCGCTGTGGACCTTGACCTCAAGGTGTACAGCGATCTTAGCAGCATAAGCATGGAAACGCCAGCGGAGATCGAGGCCAACCGGGGCATCCTGAGTGCCGGGGTAGCCAGCTCGTTCAATGCTATTGCGCCGAACGGCTAGGAGAAGGAATGACCACACCAGCACGTCCCGGCGTCTTCGTCTCGACATCCTTAAACCCGCTGGAGACCAGCGGCTCAGGCATCCCTGGTGAGGCCACTCCCTGCTTCGCGTTACCGTACAACCGTGGCCCGATCGCGCCGACCCTGATCAAGAGCTGGCAGCAGTTCGTCCTGCTGTACGGCGGCTTCGGCGTGTCCGCCGGGTCCTACCTGCACTACGCGGTCTACCAGTTCTTCAACAACAACGGCTCGGCGTGCTACGTGCTGCGGCTGCCGAACTCCGACGCCACCTACGCGACCACGACCTTCGAGGGCGTCAACTCCGACGTCTCCACCGCCATCCTGACGGTCAAGGCATCGAGCCCGGGAGCATGGGGCAACCAGCTTTACATCACGGTCAATACCACGGGCGTGTCCGGGCGGGTCAACCTCACGGTGTACAACGGCGGGAGCGCGGCCTCCAACGTCGTCGAGACCTGGGTCGACATGAGCATGAACCCGGCCGACCCGCGCAACGTGGCCGCGATCATCAACTCCCCGGTGTCGGGCTCGGCCTACATCTCGGTCACCGAGTCGCTGGGGGCGAGCGGCTACGTCGCCGGCACCACCGACCTGGCCGTCGTGACCAGCCCGCAGGCCCTGACCAGCGGGGCCGACGGCACCACGGTCCCGACGATCGGCACCGCCATCCCGGCGGCCCTGGACCAGCTCCAGAACCAGGTGCTCAACGTCAACGTCCCGGGCTGGACCACCACCTCGGACATCAACACGCTGATCGCGTGGGCGCAGGGCCGGGGCGACGTCTTCATGGTGCTCGACGGCCCGGTGCCGTCGCTGCCCGAGACCAGCGCCCAGGTGGCCCAGAACTACATCAACATGGTACAGACCAACGGCATCAACCAGACCGTCCAGGCGGCGGTCTACGCGCCCTGGCTCCAGATCGCCAACCCGGCGTCGTCGGTGCCCGGGGCGACCGCCTGGGTGCCCCCGGGCGGCGCGGTGCTCGGCGTGTGGAACTACACCGACCAGGTGTACGGCGTGCAGAAGACCCCGGCTGGCATCCAGGTCCCGGTCAAGGCGCTCGCGCTGGAGGCCAAGTTCACCAGCACCGACCTGAACAACCTCAAGTCGGCCATGATCAACCCCATCAAGCAGGTGCCCGGCGCGGGCTTCTGCATCTTCGACGGCATGACCCTGATGCCTTGCTACCCGAACCAGTTCATCTCCGTGGAGCGCACGATCCAGATGCTGGTGCACGACCTGACGGCCCTGTGCCAGTTCGCCTTGTTCGAGCCCAACGACGCCAACCTGTGGGCGCAGGTCACGTCGGTCGTAGAACGGTACCTGACCCAGCTCATGCAGCAGGGCGTCCTGGCAGGCAGTACCCCGGACACCTCGTTCGCGGTGGTGTGCGACTCGACCAACAACACGCTCAACAGCGCGCAGTCCGGCGTGGTCAACGTGTCCGTCGCGGTGGCGCTCGCCAGCCCGGCCGAGTTCATCATGATCAACCTGTCGCAGTTCCAGGGCACCACCACGGCCACCGTCACGACCTCGTAAGGGACACCAATGCCAATCACGCAGTCGTCCTCGATAGCGCACTTAGCGTCGGACCCGCTTCGCAACTTCAAGTTCAAGGTGACGATCCGGCCGAACAGCGGACCGGCGATCAACCTTGGCTTCATGTCGGTGTCCGGGCTGAACATCCAGGTCGACGTCATCGCGTACCGTGTCGGCTCGTACAACACGACCACGCAGAAGATGCCCGGCCAGGCGGACTTCTCCCCGATCACGCTGAGCCGTGGCCTCGCCGTGGGCACTCCCCAGAACTGGAACTGGATGAAGGAGCTGTTCACGGTCATGCAGGGCACCGGCCCGAACAGCGGCACCACGGACTTCCGGGCCACCGTCGACGTGCAGGTGCTGGCCCACCCGGTCACCGCCGCGACCACGAACTACCCGGCGTGGTACCGCATCTACAACGCCTGGCCGACCGCCCTGGCCTACTCCGACCTGGACGCCGGCGCGAACCAGCTCCTCATCGAGCAGATGACGCTGGCCCACGAGGGCTTCGACTTCGACCTGGCCAGCAACCTCGGGCAGGACGCTCCGACTCCTAAGTAGCACCACGGTAGAATACGAATCGGACATCAACTGGGGCAATCAAGGGAGCACTAATGCCACGCAGCACCACCGTGACGCGCGATGAGATCTTAGACAATCCCGCCGAGGCCAAGGCCGCCCTGGACGCGGCCCAGAAGGCGATGAACTCGTCCCCGCTGCCGGTGGCGGACTTCCCCCCGGTCGACATGGTGACGCTGCCCGGCGGCCTGATGCACAAGGGCAAGATGATCAAGCAGGTCATGGTGCGGGAGCTGACCGGCGAGCACGAGGAGGCCCTGGCCCGGGCCATCCAGCACCCCAACCAGTACCACTTCGTCGACACCCTGCTGCGG